CGACTTGCCGTCGAATAGTAGATGCGTTAGACACTGTAGTTCTCCTGTTCAAACTTTGTGGTACTGATGCAAATAAGAAATCATAGATTGCAAAATCTCAATACTGTCGTGCACTCGCCCTAGGGCGTTGTTACAGTTGGTGCAAAGAAGCCCACGTCTGCATTTGTCGCACGCTGACCGCTCTGGACAACATTCGTGATTGTGGTCTATTGCTAGATTGCAATCACCTTGCTGAGGTCCTTTGCAGATGGCACAGAGCCCGTTCTGCGATTGAACCTGAGCCTGATACTTTTCTGCAGTCAACCCATAACTCTCTGGCGTATATTTCTGTTTGTACCCTGCCAGAACTTCTGGGTTGTTCGCCCGCCAAATCTTTTGCGTTACAATCTTACGAGCCTTGCGTTCTGCTTCAGACTTTTTTGGAGCCAACGATTGCTGGAGTGCGGCACCCGTCAGAACCATCCTGCCTTCAGCGTACGCCTTCGTTAGAGACTCGCTTTGCTTCCGCCGCGTTTCCGCCGACGGAATGTAACCCTTATGTTGTCCCATGATATCCTCCCAGACGATACTACTATCTATGGAGGAAAAAGTCAACAACACAGAAACTTCAACTGATGTCTGCCAGTTGACTCTGTAACCTATTGATTACAAAGTACTAAACGGCGGACACCTCCCCGCGAACTCTGCGGAACCCTGGGGTCGAGTTCGTATTTGGCCGGGCCACGACCCCAAGGAACCAATCGTACGAGACGATTGCTCGGGTCTGCAGCATCGGGTTCGACAAGTCAATGTCGTTGTCGCCAAAGGTCTTCACGTTCACTTTGAAACTGGGGCTGCGCGGGACGCGGACGCCGAGCAATTCGGAAGCCATCATGGCTTCTCGGCCAACCACGTACGACGCATAACCAGTCTTGCCCGTGGACGGGTAGTTGGAATATGTCGGTACGGTCTGGGTGCGGATGATGCGGACTCCAGCCCACTCCAGCACGGTGTAGCCGCGAGTCATGTCCGACTTCAGGACCGACGCGCCAGCTTCGGAGCGCTTGAGAACGTCAACTGCAGACCCGGCGCTGTTGTCCGACATGAAGTCGTACACAACGTACGGGTGCATCGCAGCCGTGTACAGCCCGCCATCGCGGCCCGGCACTGCGTTACCCATCAACTGGGACTCGCACTTCCGGATCGTGTTGGAAAGCATGAACTCGTTGTCGAGCAAATCGATGCGGGCAGAAGGCTGCGCGGTCGCAGCGGCCTCAAACCCGTTAATCGCAATCAGGTTGCTCGTGAGAGCTCCCCGATACGACAGGTTGCGGCTCGCATCCAGCGTGATGTCCGCAAGGAACATTTGCTGGGCGACGTTCGAAATGCCAATCCAGTCGCCGTATTCATCGGCGAATGCATCGCTAAACACTTGGTTGAGTTGCAGCGACGGCCCGGGAATACCTTCGGACAGGTCGTAGGTCGCGGCAGCGTACGGAGATTGTCCGTAAAACTGGAGCGTCCGACCAGAACGCCGAGGCAGCGGGCGGAAGTCGCAAAGCTCTTCCAAAAAGGGAGTGTTGAACTGCCACTCAAGGATTGCAGTGCGGTCGTAGGCGATTTGTGGGAACGCGGCCAGCGTTGTAGACTGAACCCCAGGCGGCAGAATCGTATGGATACCCTCTTAATCCCTGATTGGGATTTTTCTGAAGGTATCTTGCTCAAGGAGTGCCTTCTACATATAGATTCGTTAGTCTAAAAGTTTCTTGCGGCGGGTTCTAAGAAGTTCTTTTTTGTGGTTGTGATTGCAACAGAGTGTTTGGTATCCAACGGGGTACTCTTCCTTTTTCAGCCGACGATATAGCTCATGTCCACGACCCGTATTTGGGGAGAGACGTTTTTCTTGAGCCCCATTATCATTCACATGGTCCAAAACAAGCATGTCGACATCATCTACCGCACACCCAGCCCAAGAACAACCTAGTACCTCGTTCGGACTATAGTGGGACAGCACCGCCAATTTGATACGGGTTCGAGATTTAGTCGTGTAGTGTCCCGTTTTTGGGGCTCGGCGAGCATAAACACACTGCCTGCAAATCCCAGCGTCTCGCTTATGAAATTTTGATTCGTCTTTTTCGCCACAAACTCTACAAAGGCGGGGTTGTTTTATCCAAGGCATCTTCTTTTCCTCCTCAAAAGATTGGCCTGATTTGGGGCATCGAGTAGGAGGTTCTCGGTGCCCCGCCTCGGCTTACGGTAAGAGTGACCGTCGCCACTCTAAAATTAGTATACTCTGTTCGTGCGAAATGTCAAGCAGTATTACCGGGAATTATATAGTTGACTCCCTTGATTCTCATTACTTCTTAGCCTTTGCTTTACGCTCCTGTCGGCTCCAATCCTTGCCCACGCAAGTAATCGTCTGACTCTTTGGCGTCTGCCTCAGTTCTAATCGTCTTATCAATGTGGTCCACTGCCTTGTGCACGCACTTCAAACGCCCCGGACATCTCGGGCAATAAATAAGCGGATGGTATTGGGCCAGTCCGCACATTTCGCAAACCCACATCTGATAGGATTTCACAGGTAGTTCCCTTCGGTATCGAAACTTCCGCTAACCCAATCCTGTTCAATAACGTCAAGAGAATCAATCGCGGTTTGGATTTCCTTGCCCATCTCTGACTCGACGCGGATTGCTTTTAGTGCGTACTCTGCATACTGCATCGCGTGTCGAAGGCAGATGCCAACCTGCTCTTTAGTTCGCGCCTCGCCAGCCGCTTTCGATTCTGCCGTCCGGGTGTATCGCTTAACTTTGGTCACCATGTGTGTTGCCTCCATGCTCACAATATACATTACTCCCTCAAGGGAGTAAAGCATATTCTGCAAATCAGGCAAAGATTTTTAACGTAAACACGGTACTTAAAGTCGTTTGTTTACTTGCGGGAGTTATCTATATAATTCCCGTATTACCGGGCACGTCCCGAAAATGTTGAGTGAAGCGCCGCATCGGGATTTCCCCCTTGTGCAATCACGGATTTCTTCCACGCATCCATGATTTCAGCGGGAGATAATTCTTTGGGAACTTCAACGGTTGCCTCTGCGTCTGCGGCAGTTTTTGCCGGGACGCTACTGACGCCAGAACTCTGACCGAAAAGCGAAGATGAAGTAGATGCGGCGCGCGGAGATGCATGTACTGCCGCAGCCGCTCGCGCAGCAATCGCAGCGTCATTCGCTAGTTTGTCCGCTGCGGTTTTCGCAACCATCTCGGCTGCAATTCGTTCGGCGGTATTGGGGATCGGCGTCTCAGCTTCGCGGGAGAAAATCGTTCCGGTTCTTTTCATTTCCGCGTAAGCTTGTGCCAACGCAGCAACTTTATCTTCCGAAGACTCTAGCCCCAAGGCGATAACCTTGGTGCCGATAATGTCAAGGTTCTTTTCCCCGCCGGGCCAGTCCATACCTGCCGGAGAATTCTTGAAGGTTTCAACAGCATCAGCCCAGGACTGGGACTCTGCCGTCTCTTCGGTCTTCGCAACCGTCTTCTTGATGGCGTCAAGGGAAACCCCTTGAGATTCAAGATAGGAGTTCATCGCGGTGACCAACGCACCCGACTGTTCAATATATTCAGCGGCGGTAATATCTCCGCTCCGGAACTTCAATTCCAGTTCAGCTTTGTGCGCCGCCTGTGCTTCTGTTTCTTTTTGGGCAGCAGCCGCAGCGATGGCAGGGTCCACAACAGTAGCAGGAGCCTCGGGCTTCTGCACCGCGTACGCAACACGGTAGGCGTTGTTGACCATGCGCTCCAGTTCAATTTCTGTGGACGCCGAAAAGTTGAATTCCTGCCCGCCAATAACCTCAGTGCGGGTGTATTCCTTAATTTCAGCAGCATGCGCGGCTTCGGCAGCGGCAGCATCGGCGGCAACCTTATCGGCAGCAGCCTGAGCCGCAACGGCTTCAGCAGAAGCCAGCCCTTGCTTTTCAGCCTCGGCAATTATCGCCGCTCGGATATCAGCAGGGTCAAGAGCATCTCGAACCGCTTTGTTAATCTCATCATTCATGTTTGGGGCAGCTAAAACTCTCGGCTCTTCGGACATTTTCATGCTCCTTGTAGTAGGCCATCGGTGGTTCACTTATGGGGGAAATAGTCTAAAACTGTAATAAGTTGTCAGAAACTTCCAGCGGGGCGGCTATCAAACTCATCAAACTTCTCTAACGCCTTCTGACGCACATAATCGCCTTGGTCTACCGCTTCCGCAACGCTCTTCTCGGGCAAGGATGCAACGTTCGCTCGACTCTCATCAATTCCCATCTGTATGGCGTCGTTGACTCTGGCGAGAAGCATTTGGTGAAATTCGGTTGCGCACTTTTGGCGAACCTGCAACACAAGAATCTGTTGCGTGTCCCATCCGGGATAATTGGAGCAGGCGTCAACCGCTTCTTGAACTTGCTCTTGCGTGATTCGCAAAATGTCAAGGAATCCCGGGTGAGCCCGCAAACTAATGAGGCGGTTCGCACGTTCGATATTCGGGGTAGTTGTCGGCACGAACGGTGCCGCTGCAGGGGTAATGACACTAGGATTGCTACTCATTTTATGCTCCGTTCGCTATTCGCGAATTTAGAATGCGCTTGGGCGGCGCGTCGGGCTGCCGACCAAGGAACTGCTTTATGTGCCCGACTCAAGTTCTCTCGATGACTGGCCGAAAACTTTTTGCCTCTCCAAGTGCCGCGTTGGCCTTGATGTGACTCGCTTTGATGTTGCCGCCACTCAGGTGAAAAATTCTTGCCACCCAACGTGCGACGAATAGATTCAGGAGAATGTTTGCACCCCAAAGCCGCTGAACATCCTGCACCACCATGACAAAGGTTGTAGCCAACATCTGGGTGCTGGGTATTCAAAGCCTCAATCAGTTTTCGTTCATAATACCCGCACTCAGAAACAGTCTGCACTACGATGAGCGGATGAATACTCCACACATCTTTCGGGTACTTCCGCATCGCCGCATAAAGATACGAACGACCTGCGTACTGTCCCCGAATCGCATGAGACATCTTCTGCTGCAAGTACTTCTGCAGATTCTGTCCCTTGTGCTGCCCGATGTAAATCTTCAAAGTCTCGCTATTGACTATCACGTAGACAAACATAGTGTCCCTCTACTTATGGGACGGATAGTCTTAAAGTTGTTTTCAAAACGCAGCCTTGTCCATATTTGCGAACGCCCCTTTAGCGGCCCTGTCTAATCCTTGAGCTTCTGGTGTTGCGGCCTCTGCCTTTGCTTGGGCTGCATCTATACTCGCTTGGTGGTCGGCTCCGTGAGTCTTCAAAGTATGTTTTCCTGTCTCCACGAGCATTCTGTTTTCGGCAGCATTATTATCAATATCCTTCTTCGTCTCGCCCTGCGCCTTAATCAATGACAACTTATCCTGCGGCTGTTGCTGGTTCTTCATGGCCGCCAACCGAGCCTTGTCATCATCGCTCATAGGCACGATAATCTTTTCCTTGTACGGCACGCCGAACGAGTCATACAGAGCTTCAAACATCGCATTGTAGTCAAGCTTCATCGCCTGAGTGGCGAGATTCTCCACAGTGCCTGGAGACTGCAGGAAAGTCTGCAGAATGCCCATATATTTGTTCAGGGCTTCGCGCGCGGCCAGTTTAGTGGCTGCGGAGATATCAACTTTGTAGGTGCCGTTGAGAATGTCCAGCGGCGTAGCCTTGAATGCATCGCCGAGTGCCTGTGACAACATGGCACGAATCTGCGATGGCTTCAATTTCTGGTTTTGCTCTATACAGAATTCCAAGAACGGAATGAACACTTGCTCCGAAATCACATCAACAAGGTCCTGTAGTTTCGTAGACTCACCACCAGCGATAGCCTCAACGCCGCCAGGAGTCCGCATACTCCCCGCCGCTCCGGGGTTGGACCCCAAAGTACTTGGACCCGCGCCAGTAATTGACGATGCCCATGCCTTCATTTGAGCGATGACAGCCAAAGGTTCTTGAGCGTTAATCCCATTGCGGGCGAGCGCTTCAATTTTCCCATTCGGCGAGTCGGACTTGAAGATTTTTCCAGGGAAAATCCACTGCGCCTGCGCACTGTTGTTCGTTCCGGCGGGTGCAGTGTATGTCCCCATCATATTTAGGTTCATGTCATCCAAAAACGAGTTGACAACACCTTGGCAAATGCGTTGGAAGTCAGTTAGCCAGAAAGCGATGCCGTAGCCATGCGCGGAATCAGGCGCGTTGCGGAAACAAAAGCCCAAAAACGGCGGACGCCCAAATTTATGAGTCTCGTTCAGTATACATTTCTCTTTTCCGAGAATTACCGCGTGCCGAGTCCCAGTCCAGTAGTCAAACACCTCAAATTTGCGCATCAGAGGGTCGTGCGCAGTCCGTTCGGTGTAATTTTCAGGATACGCTTTCTGCGGAGTGGTGGTTTGCTGGAAAATCGGGTTTCCGGTGTTTGACCCGAGCGTTTCAAGTGGGTTTGTGGCTGCTTGGCTCTGCATTTGCGGCGTTGTGAGGGCTACCAACTGCTCGCGGGTAGGAATATCCCAACCCGCTGTGTTTCTCAGCGCGTCCAGGTCGTACCCAGTCACATAAATGATGCGCCCGAACCATTCGCCGACTCTCGGATCACCTCGGCGCAAATCGGGAGCGTATCGCGCGCGACGAATCGGCACATGCTCAAGTACTGGCTGGTTAAATTCCAAAACTCCAACCACTTTATCCTCTACGTCATCTTCATTCTGGGACGGGATGGTTATTACGCTACCATTGATGCTGGTTGTCTGCGGGTGCGCCTTCGCAACCTTCTTGATGATGTTCTTTTTGATGCATTTCCAGCCGTAGTGAGAAACACCGAACCCATAAAACAAACCATCGTACGTGATTTCGCGAAACTCAGTCTTCGCAGAGACACCTTTGTATCCGCAAGTCTTCAGTTGCGCGTTCAAAATGGCTTGCTGGGCTTCAGCACACTCCAGCGGCGTGCCTGAAGTCGAGTCAATCTTAAACACTTGATATCCGCCGAACAAAGTCTGGTTCACGACACTGTGAATACTGTAAAATTGTTCTGCAACGAGAGGGATTCCGAGATGCGACCGAAATTGTTCGCTGCCTTTCCACTTAACGGGCTCCACCCACGCGCGCAACATCAATTCTGCGAGATTCCAACGCCCAATCAAGCCTCTGGTAGCGATAAACTGCTCGGATTCTTCGCGATTCAGGTTCGCTTCCTTGAGCATTGACAGGTCAGAGCGACTTTGGTCCTCAAACCCGACCTCGGATGCCCCTATAGGCAGGGCGGTCTCCCCATAAGGCACCGCTCCAGGCAACTCTATGATGCGAATCTGTCCGGTATCTTCAAAGTGGGACGTAGCGTTCACGTCTTTTTTGTTAATTTCAGCCATAAAAAGGTCTCACCTATAGGAAAAGAAGTCTTAAATACCTTATTTCCAGCAGTCCATCTCGTCGTCGGAACCATAACTCCCCGCAGGACGGCTATCTGGCTCGGCTCCTGGCCCACTCGGGTTCATGTTGTGCAATTTCCGCAGCCAGTTGGCGGAATCATCGGGCGGCGGGGGCGCGCTGAGTTGCACTCCAGTCGGTGCAGCTACAACCATGCCCATACAGTCGGCGAAATCGTCATGCCTTCCGTGCTTCGGCCAGTGCGTGAGTTGAGCAACCAGCTTATCGTATCCCGGCATCCCGCCATAAATCCAAAGTCGCCGACTTTTGAACCACCCTTTGAGGTCGCCGATACGTCGCATCTTGGCGTTTTTCGCTTGCGACCCCTTTTCCCACTGAATAGGGACCTTGGGCATGCTCTTACTTGCCGCTGCAGCCGCGATGAGTTTATCAAACCCATCCCATCCGTTGACTTTCTCGTAGTAGAGAATGTTCGGACGGTATTTCAGCAGCACATCTATTGTGTTATCGGCAACCTGTCCTGAGTCCCAGTTTCCAAAAATACAATCGTAGACATAAATGCGCCCTTGGACTGCCCGACATATATAAATCACAGAGAAGTCGCGGTCGGGCTGTCCTACATATGCGAGGTCACCAACCCCAAAAGTGATTCCCCCAGCAGCAGATGGCATTTTGCTTAACTCAAAAAAAGTCTGAGCCCCAATCATAACTTCGTCAAACGTCTGTGAGCCTTGAGCGATAGGCTGATTCTCATACTGGTTCGCAAAGAATTCCTCGCCCAACTCTCTCCGCATTCCTTCTAGCATCTCCAGCGTATGCCCGACAGGTCTACCGTCTGTCGTGCGCGCTTGCGGAAACAGCACATCTTTATTTCCCCGATCTTTGAATCCGGGGCAGGTGCAGCCTAGAACGGTACAAGGTGGCTGGATAATGTTCTTTTCATAATCGTGATATACGCTGGTGTGAACGCAGTTCTGGCAACCATGGCTCCAGCAATCTCGGATAGAAAAACTCCAGACAGCACGCCCCTTAAGTTTGTCTTCCTCCCGCGCCTTCTCTTGAATAATTTCGTAAGTATCCCCGAAGGAATAGCGCGTACCCGTCATAATGATATAGCCTTCTGGTTCCAACAGAGGGCAAATAGCGAGATACTCTTCGTAGATTTTTTCCAGTAAAGCGATGCTGCGAAAGTTCGTTTCGTTCACAAGGTCATCAATGTAAATGATGTCGTAGTGCGACCCGGCTTTAACCGACCGCGCGGTGGAAATTGCAAACGTCGGCTCGGCGAATGTCAGATTTGTCCGGCACGGTACGGTGAATTCGTGAGCCGTCCCCATCTTGCAGAGTTCGGACGACCATGCATTTTCCGAATCGTCGCTCTTGACTTTTCTGTTACGCACATCCTTCAAACAGAATTCGGGAAACAACCACAGGAATCGCTCTGTAGGTTGCTCAAACACGCGCTTGACTCGCGCCAACTGACGTTTGGCAAGTTGGTCGCCGCCAGTCAGGAAGCATATGCGAATGTTAGGATAGTTTAGGATGGTCTGAACGATATCAACAATGACCGCCGACGTTTTGAACAAACCGCGCGGCCAGAGGATCATTTTCTTCTTGGCAAGCTGCTCCAGTTCTAGAAAGACGATGTCTTCGCCGGGGCGCTTCTGGACAAAGCGGTTGAAGAGCAACGCATGTGGGTCGGGCTGGAAGTCCATTCCGAGAATGGGCGTGTAGCTGATGGGCAGGTTCTCGTCGCCCGCCTTTTTCGCTTCGGCGTAGCCGCTGAGATAGATGGGATACTTCAAGCACCGGAACCGCTCAACATACCAGCGGTCTTTGGTATCATCGTTGAACTTATTAAACCTCTTCACAAAATCCCGAGGGAAGTTGGTGAGGTTTATTGATGCGCGATAGTGCTGGAATATGGGATCGTTTTTGTCTACGTCAGGCACAGGGCTGCTCCCCTCTAATCCAGACACGATACCGGATTATTGCATCAGAGGTATCCAATACTTGGTACCCGCGAGATCGATCTCCAAATAATTCACAACAGTTTGTGCGGTTGTTGGCCCTGATCCGCTGCTTTTTGTGGTGGTGGTCACGGCGGTGGCAGACGAGCCACTCCCAAACCCAGCGGTTGTTCCAAGTCCAAGTTGTCCCACGCTAGTGGTGGGTGTTGCTCCACCTAAAGTCAATGCCCCCGCTGAATAGACGTTTCCGTAAACATGGTCAACAGAAAAATGCAGAGGACCGGAGTTATTGGTGATTGCGATTGCGTTTCCCCCTGTCTTTGTCACGTCAGGGTTGATAGAGATCGTCGTGCTCGTGCCCCCCGTATTGTCTAGCCAAGCCCAAGCACCAAAGTTTTCAACACCGCTTGCGAAAGCGTATTGTTGCCCACGGAAAACCAAAACACCGTCGTTATCAATGTCGATACTCCATATTCCTCCCGATGGATAACCAGACATAAGGTGAAACTGAACCATTGTCTGGTAAAGTGCGGCAGATGACGCCTCACCTTTCAGGATGAGAGGCATTCCAATACCCTCTAACGCGCCAGCATATGTGCTTTGGAGAGTTAGAACACCACTCGTGATTTTATTAGCGGGTATATTTGGAATATCGGTGACGGTAAGGGCGGACCAAACAGGGGCTGAAGCGGTTCCCGTAGCGGTGCTTAATGTGTAAAATGTGGATGGGCTACTCTGGTTATTGTACTCTGCCGTAATCCAGTCCGCACTCCGATTCGTGCTGGATATGCGAGCTTCCGTGAAAAGAGAGCCACTTGTTCCATTAAACCCAGCCATCGCTACAGTATGTATCGTGTCCGAAGTAATACCTGCTGTCCCTGTCCCGCGACTGGTAGCGTTCACATAGAGAATTTGGTTATTGCTGGAATCGACCGTGCCAACCACATATACCCACGCACCGCTGTTTAGGTAAGACCTGGCGATGGAAACGCGGTTAGTGCCGCCGTTGTAGGTGTCAAACACTACTACTGGCCCAAATGAACCATTGTCTAACAACCCGAATCCAGTGCTGGGATAGCCATTCTTGCTGAAAATGACTGTCTCGTTTGTGCCATTCAGACTGGACGTATTCACCCAAAACGAAATCGTAAAAGGTTTGTTACCGGGCAACGTCGCCGGGGCAGAAATAACATTGGCCCCGGACACGCCGTCGTTAGAAAGTGACGCTCCTCCAACGAAAGGACTGGATGTGGAGAGCGTGTAATGTCCTGACGCGGGAGTGGCGTTGGCAGCATTGCTTGTAGAGTCCAGTTCTGACCCTGCTCCGGCAGGCGTCTGGTTCATGTGCCAGACTGCTTGGTAGTTGGTGTCATAAGCAGCGCCAGTTGCCCCACCTTGGAAGGTAACGGTGCTGCTATTGCCATACCACATATAAATAACGGTGTCTGCCGTATGAGAGACGGTAGGAACTTGGACCCAAACTGCAATTGTCCCCGTGGTAGGGTCGTAAGATTCTACTTCCCAATTGCATAGATGCGCTGGGTTGGAGTCATAAGAAAAAATGATGTCGTAGCCAGACGTGTTTGTAACACCCCCGCCGTACGTTGTGGATGCGAGATATGGATACACTCCGCTAAAAAGCATCGGGAAGTTCGTGGAGTCGGATGCCCCAACCTTGGTATGGTCGATGGTGATTGTTTTGCCGAACAGGTATCCACCCGCAGTGGCGGATGAAGTCAAAAATTCTCTCAGGACATTTGTGTTACCTGCGAGGCGTGCGGCTATAGGTGTAGCATTTTCGTAAATAATATCCCCGAGAATGGTCATGGGGTTCGAAAAGCCACCACCCCCGCCATTCAAAGCATATGTAGCGATTATCTCTGCGCCGCCAGAATGCATAATATGACCTCCCGATTAGGTTCGGGCTAGTAAATGAGGCTGCACTGCACCTTACAGTTCGTGGCTGAACTGCCGAAAATGAAAATACGATCCACTGGAATATTCTCAGATGCAATCTCAATCGCCAATTGGCCTGCCAAGGTCAGCGCAGCCATATACTGAGATGCGCTCACTTTGGAATCGCCGACGTACACGATGTTGGTGGAGTTGCTCGCGTCACACTCCAAGCGCACGGCGCGATAATGTTCTGTAGGCGCAGCGGCAGTATTGCCCGTATCCGCCAAACCTGCGGTAAGATCGTCCGCATGGTTGAAATAAAAGCTGAATGAATTGGCATCCGGATTGCATCCAATACTGGTCACGGTCAATCCGTTGAGCAAGAGACCGACAGTGGTAGTGAATCCCCACAGCGTAACTTGCTGACCGCCCGCAGGTCCCCCCGAACCACCCGACACGCCGCCATAGATATCAAACGCAGCGCCTGTGGTAGCGTTCTGAGTCGGGTAGCCATTGGGTCCGTTGTACCCGTTCGTGGGGAGATTTCCTGCCCCGAGAAATACGGTACAAACGCCGCTCTTAATCAAAAACCCCGTCGCCACAGTCACAGGTCCTGTATAAACAGGCGTGCGCGCCCCAGTGGCGCTGGGGGCAACAACAGCAGGAATAGTGCGGATGACTCCCATGGTAAGACTCCTTTATGGCTTGATAACGCTCGCGCTGTCGCGCTTGATTCCGCCTTCAGGGCGGATATGCGAACTGACATTGACCGAGCCGCCTCGGATGGACTTCGGGGACCCAGCCGCCGTCTTCTTCATGCCCGTGGCAGGCTTCAAGTTCCCGGCATCAATATGCACCTTGCCTTCAGGGCGCAGTTTCTTGGTGTCGGGGATTTTTGTCATCCCTGGACCCGATGCCACTAGCCCCTTGATGCCTTTGAACATCATCACGGACTTGGGTGACGGTGACTTCTCGCGACCGCTGTTTCCTTTGGCGCTAATCATTTTACTTACTCCCTTTTCCTGGCTTCACCAGGGACTTTATTCCGGCGGCCATAATCGCGTGTTTCTTTGCCTTGGCCGCTTCTGCTGCTGTAAGAACGTGTTCGCCCGCCTTCAACTGATATGCACCATCGGACAGAACAGGCCCACCGTTATGCATACGGGGGATAGATTGCGGATTTCCTCGGCTCGGAGCATCAGAATGGCCTTTTTGAATCATGCTCCCCTTCCCGCCTCCAAAAACAGGTTTAGATTCGGTATGGTAGACAGGAACTCCAAAAATGGTACCCGCTTCCGCCTTAGATGGAGGGGTATAGCGATATGTTTTTTTGGCCGCGTGATAGACAGGCCCAGTCCCGTGCGATATCGCCGTTGCGTTATTGGCCTCTTCGCTTAGTTGTTCCACCCCTTTTATTTTCGCAACCGGGGGATTAGTCGCTGCTTCTTTTTCTGTAAAACTATTTGGCATTGGAGAACCTCTTTTGTAGTCTCCCTGGTCGTACTAACGATTTTATACCAGACGCCATAATTGCATGCTTGCGAGCCTTTATTACTTCTGCCGCAGTCAAAACATGCTCCCCGGCCTTCAACTGATACGCACCGTCCGCCACAACGGGTCCACCGTCATGCATTTTTGGTAAAGCCGAAACCGCTTTGTCCACCATCGTTTTCTTGGCCGCCAGTTCGTCGCCGAGCGACGGAGCCGCTTTTGCTGGGGTAGCGGGAGCCGCCGACTTCGCAGGTGCCGACACGGACCCCGGAAACGCCGCAGTCGCATGTGACAGCGTGCTTTTCGCGGAGGCAAGTGCTTTAGAGACTGCGTCATTCTGCGGCATGGTGGTCCCTTTCGCGGCAGAACTCACAGGTCTACTCATCGCGAGCCCCATAGAGAGTTCTCCCTACCTTGGAAAGAAAAGTCTTAATCCTTCAGGTGCCTGCTCCCATCATCATGAGAGCGTTGTAAGTACTGCTCGGAATGATGGGGGACCCGATGGAGTAAAACGTCGAAGGACTGTACTGGTTGTTGTATGACGAGAGAAACCACTCTACCCCGCGCGCGCCAGCCTCCACCCGCATTTCATCAAGAGTGCCGTTTATTTCGAAGATACCGCCACCAAACTGCCCATAGTTCAACATCTGCAATGAGTCTGTTCCCGCTGTCATGGAACCGCTATTGGTTTGCGGGTTCCCGCTATCCGCAACTCCATTGATGTAGAAGTTGACAGCCCCGGAATCAGTTTCGG